ATGAATTAATCCAATATATAGTTGATAATCAATGTTAAGTTAGGAGTTTCCTAAACGTATGAGCTATTCAAGGGCGCAAAATTGAGGCTCAAAATCGTTTACCGAGTGAACGACCGAGCCAACGGACATTAAAACATACTCATAAAGCCTTGTAGTTCAACGGATAGAACGAGGGTTTCCTAAACCTTAAATCGGGGTTCGATTCCCCGCAGGGCTACAAAAAATCGCCTCACTCATGTAGAGTGGGGCTTTTTTATTTCCTCACATTCCGCAAAATTTGGCTACATTCGCGGAAAAAAGTTCTACAATAGTTCTACAAGAAAATAATGGCTACTTTCAAAGCCGAGATATACGCGCACCAAAAGAGAGCGGACGGCACCTATAATATCAAAATTCGCATTACTCATAAACAACGGAAAAAGTATCTCTCTACTCCGTGGTATGTGGGTAAAGAGGATTTGACACGCGCCCTCAAGCTGAAAAATCAAAAGTACATTGACATGGTAGAGGACACATTGCGCCGCTATCGCTCCATTTGCAATAACGTGGGCGAGGGGCTTGATGATATGACCGTAGAGCAGGTCGTTGAACTTATAACTCGCAAGACCACCGAGCAGCCCTTTGATTTGGATATTGTGGCATACACTGAGGCTTTCATTGTCAAGCTGGAAAAAGAGGGTCGTGGCGGCACCGCCAAAGCCTACCAAGTTGCCATTAACAGCCTCAAGCGATTTGCCGAGCGTGATGTTGTAAGCATTAAGGAAATCACGGTGCAATTTCTCAACGATTGGATAAATTGGATTGGTAAGCAGCCACCACGGAGAAACTGCAAGAAAGGCGACCGAGCGCAAGGCTTATATCTCGCCCAACTCCGGGCAATGTATAATCGTGCAAAATTGGAGTTCAACGATGAAGAGGCCGGCATAATTCGCATACCATTCTCTCCATTCAATAAGATTACCATTCCTAAGCCCACGCTATCGCGCAAACGCGCTTTGACAGTGGAGCAGATGAGGGCATTGGCGAAAGTGCCTTACACGACCATTCTACAACCCGGTGTTAATCGCTTCAACTTTGCCAAAGACCTATTCCTTTTGAGTTTCTTTCTGGTGGGTATGAATGAGGCCGACCTATACGCCGCCACCGATTACAAGGACGGTCGAATTACATACCAACGCCAAAAGACGCGCAACCGCCGAGCCGACAAAGCCGAAATCTCTATTAAGATAGAGCCGGAGGCGCAAGCTCTCGTAGAAAAGTATCGGGACCCGACAGGGCAAAGGGTGTTCAATTTCTATAAGCTCTATTCCTCGACCGACACTTTTTGCGCAGCAATCAATAAGGGGCTGAAAAGGATTGGTGATATTATCGGTGTTGATGATTTGGAGTTTTACGCAGCCCGGCATAGTTGGGCTACGATAGCCAACAATGATGCTGACATAGACAAATACACCGTCCACTCTGCACTCAACCATGTAGATGAGAGTATGCGCGTAACCGACATCTACATTCGCAAGAGCTGGGATAAGATAGACAAAGCAAACCGCGCTGTGCTTGACTTGTTGGCATTGGATTTACCAAGTGTAGATGAGCCTAAAAACAGATAGTTTTGCTTAGGCAAAATGAAATTTTTGCTTAGGCAAAAGTTTGTAACGCATTGATATATAAGGGCAATTTTTCAAAGTTGCCTTTTTATTTTTGCTTAAGCAAAATGTTCCACGGAGAAAAAGCCCCATAAATAAGCTCTCAAACACACTTTTTTAAGACCGTTTTGCTTAGGCAAAAATTCACAAGATAAACAAAATCAATACTTTAACAATTTGATTTTGCTTAGGCAAAACGTATAAACCCTTAAAATACAATAAATTACAACCTTTTGCTTAAGCAAAATCTTTCGTTTGTCGTTTTGCTTAGGCAAAAGTTTGTAACGCATTGAAAATCAAACGCAATTTTTGAAAAACGTGTTGAAATTTTGCTTAGGCAAAAATCTCCCTCGCGCCTGCGCGCATAATGCGCCTGCGCGCGAAAAAAAATATACTATATAGAGTATAAGTAAAGTAAGTATATGAAATAGGGGGTGTGGGGGAAAGAACAAAACAGGGCAACACTCCGAAAGTGCTGCCCTATTCTTATTCATCGAACATCTTGCCGGTGCCGAGCATGAGCCATTTTGCACTCACACCATACTCTTTCACCATAGGCTGGAGCCATGATACTTGAAACCAACCTCTATCCAAGTCCTTGCGATTTGCGATAAGATTGCGGCGGTCTATCTCGTAGAGCCGGCAATAGGTGTTTACTCCCCTAATCCGTTTCATCGCCACAATCGCATCCAGAGCGCAATAAAAACGCTCCATTATTTGCTTGCTTATCGGAGTATTCATTATTCAGTAAACATAACTTCCGTGCAGTCCTCATTAAGAATCCATTTTTCTTTTTTGAGAATCTTTGCACCCATTGAATTGGTTGCCCGGTAGGTGTGTTCAACAGTGTTCCACAAAATAGTGTCTGGATTTAGTCCGTTGCTTATGAGTTTATCCCTAAGACGGCTTGCACGTATTATGGTCGTATCTGCCGGCCAACCCTCTTCACGAGCTTGTTTTAGTAGCTCATCTTTTGCGTATTGTATGCCAGTATAGGCAACTGGTTCGCTTAACTCAACACGTTCATAGCTTGAGGGGTCATTAAAATTGGCGTTGATGTATTCCTCTACGGCTTTTTCGTATGGCTTTTGGCAAGCAGAGAGTAAGATTGCCATCGCAATAATTGTGAGTATATTTCTCATCGGCTTATTCGTTCAATGCCCGGATAAACTCAACGTCCGCTTTCAGTTGGTAAAGCTCATCGAGGGGCTGGTTAGTTATCTTTGCAGTCGTTATCGCTTTTTCTATCTCTATCAGCACCCGGAGGCTTTCATCGGGATTTACCCGGTTTACGCTGGTGAGGCTCTCCTTGAAAAGCTCAATCACCATTCGGTAGTATTCGTTCATAGTCCTAACTGCGTTTCATCAACCTTTGTTTCGCTCTCCACTCCCAAACAAATCATGTTCGCGTCAAATAATAACGCTATGTGATAGGCTGGCTGAACCCATTGGCAAAGGATTGTTCCATTACCAATAGAATTTTTGGAGTTAGCCTCGCCAACTACACTTGTAATCTGCGAGTAGGTTTTGCCTGTAAGTGTGCCAAGACTTACGAATTTTTGATTAAGGCTTTGGCTTGGAGTTGTCGTAAAGCCTTTGACAATCGCCGCGAGTATTAAGCAGATTATCGGGATAAGAAAAATCCAAATCATACTGGTACAATATTTAGTTTCTGTTCAATTATAGCCAATAGGCGATTCATTTGTTGTTGCGCCACGTCAACCTGCGCTTGCGCTCGGTCAACTTGGGCTTGTGCGCGTCTGGTTATCTCGTGAGCTTCTTTTGTGAGGTCTGCTTGTGCGTTTAAGGCTGCTATGACTTTATCGACCTCTACACCAAAGTTGCATGGTGGGTTGTTGGTAAAGTCGTGACCGGCAAACTGAGGGTTGGGTCCCGTTATTGACCCATGGAAATGCTGACCACCACCGTGATTGTCGTTTGAGGTTATGAGCATAGCCCCCTCTCCTGTTTCAAGCCATTGTTTGTTGAGGCCTGGGACAAACGCAGCAAGTCTATCTATAAAGTCTTTCGGCTCTTTTACCTTTTCATTGATGATTTGGGAGATAGTGCTTTCTTTTGCATACCCCATTTTTGCCCCTAAATCCTTTTGAGAGGCAATAATCCCCACATTTATCATGTGGCGAATTAAAATTTTATATCTGTCTATTTTATTCATATTCTTGTAGTTAGTCATTAGGATGCAAAATTTATAGAAATTCTTTATAGAAAGATTTGGTGGTTTTATAGAAAGTCTTTATTTTTGCACCATAATAAGTTTTGTAGTGCCGCAAAATTACAAAATTATTGTGCTTACAGAACACAGAGCACTATAAGAATTATAATGGAGAACAAGGAAAAAACAAAGTTTCGGCAATACTATGACGCTCTACCCCCCAAGGCAGAGGTTGCGCCCAAGTCCGCATTTGTCAAAAAGATTGCCGCCTTATGCAAGGTTCACGAAGTGACCGTGCGCTGCTGGATAGCCGGCACTCAAAAGCCGGATGCTCTGAAAATTTCTATTATTTCCAAAGAGTTAGGAATCCCCGAACAAGAATTATTCACATAAAAATTGCAACACCGATGACAGGAACACAAATTTACAACACCGTATGGCTCTCCGTCTGGCTACTATGCCTCGCGGGGGCAATTTGGGGAGTATGCGCCGGCAACTGGGCGCACTGGCTTTTCGTGGCCGGCTCTCTCTATTTCGCGGGCTTGCTCTTTCTCGACAATGCGGACGGCGAAAGCCTCAAGGATTTACTTATTCGCAAAATCAAAGCGCATAGAAAATAGACTATGACAATCACTATGGAATTGTACGAACTCAAAACGCTGTGCGCGAATATGGCGGCTCTGGGTGTTGCCACCTACCAAAAGGAAGCTGCCCCGGCAACTGACCTCATATCCCAACGTGAAGCGTATCGCCAATTCCAAGAGGTAAGAGTTAAACGCTGGGTAGAGAGTGGATTGATAACGCCCAAACGCAACGGGGCCGCTCTCAACTCCAAACGCTACTATTCACGCGCCGAACTGATGGCACTCAACCAAGCCGAAAGGTTAAACACAATAATTCACAAATAAGCATGAAAGAGATTTTTCTAAAATCCCTCACACTGGTAAACTTTAAGGGTGTGCGCGAGTTTCATGCCGATTTCTCCAATGCGGTAACGCTGGTATCTGGCGAAAATGGCACAGGCAAAACCACGCTCTATGATGGTTATCTGTGGCTGCTATTCGGAAAGGATAGCGCAGGGCGTAGCGATTTCAACATTAAAACGCTCGATGAGAACGGTAAGCCTATCTATCGTCTGGAACACTCAGTAACGGGTGTGTTCATAATTAACGGCCGAGAGGTAAAACTGCAACGCTGCCTTATTGAGAAATGGAACAAGGTTAACGGCTCCACCGAGGAAACGATGAAAGATGAAACCCAATTTTTCATCAATGATGTACGTTGCGGTACCAAAAAGGAGTATCAAGCCGAAATCTCCGAGATAATCCCGGAAGATGTGTTTAGGCTCATTACCAACCCCTACCTTTTCTCCCGTCTTTCGGCCGATGACCAGAAAGATATGTTGCTTGAAATCGTAGGCAACATAAGCGATGATGAGGTGGCCGCGCTCAATCCCGAATTTATGGCGTTGCTCGACCGTATCAACGGCACCACGCTTGCAAAATTCGCTACAGAGGTAGCCGCCAAGAAAAAGGGTTGCAATGACGCTCTTACTACCATTCCGGCGGCTATCGAAACAGCCCAAAAGTTTTTGAACGACACCGAGGACTGGGCCGGACTTGAAAGCGAGTTGGAGAGCAAGCGTAAGAGCCTCGCCGACATAGACGCTCAACTCACCGATGTAAACAACGCCACGACCGCCGCCAATAGGCGTAAGGCTGAAATTCAGCGTGTGTGTGGTGAAAAGCGCATAGAGTTAGGTAATCGCCAAACCGAACTCCGAATACAAGCCAGCTCCGACCGTAACAAGGCTATGGTGGATATTCAAGACATGGAGAGTGAGCTTGCGACCATTCAACGCAACATCGACACCAAGCGTAATGAACTTGCGGCCGTAAAGAATACTATTGCCAAGACCGACACCGAGATTGTGGCACTCCGCGATGAGTTTAAGGCCGTGGCAAAGGAAACATACACCGAGCCGGCGCAGGACAGCCTCGTTTGCCCTACTTGTGGTGAGCCGCTAAAAGGCGATAATCTCAAAAAGCAGCTTGAAACACTCCGTGGCAACTTTGAGCAGCACAAGGCGAAACGCCAAATGGAAATCCAAGCCCGCGGAATACCCATGCGCCAAGCCTTAGACGCGGCCAAAGCAAGCGAAACACGCCTTACGGGTCAAATCTCGACCTTAGAGGATAGGGCTTTGGAACTCAAAGGCAAAATAGAGTTTGCCAAAGCTCATATCCCCGCCGCTCAAAATGTTGAGGAAATAATCGGCAAAGACCCCCGATGTGTGGCACTCGCCAACGAAATTCAAGAGCTTAACAACCAGCTTTACGCCGAGGTAAAGCCGGCCGACACAAGCGAACTGCAAGAGGCAAAGTCTATGCTTTCCGAGAGTATTGCCGAACTCAACCGCCGACTGGGTAAGCGGGCCGCCGTAGAACGTGCCAAGAATGAGCTTGCCGAGTTAGAGGAAAAGCGCATTGCCAACAACCAAGCCATTGCCGATTTGGAGCGTTGGGAGGACACCTACACACGTTTCCTCAAAGCCAAAGATGAATTGCTCTATGAGCGTATCAACGGCCTTTTCAGCTACGTTTCTTTCTCTTTCATCAAAGAGCAGAAAAACGGTGGCGAGAAAATCACCTGTGTTTGCACCGTGGACGGCACCCCCTATCCCGATGTGAACGCCGCCGGAAAGCTCAACGCCGGGCTTGACATCATCAACGCTTTTTGCAAAGCCAAAGGTTACTCCGCGCCCATATTCATTGACAACCGCGAGAGTGTCAACGAGGCTATCCCCACAATCTCGCAGGTTATCAATCTCCGCGTGAGCTACGACAAAGCATTAACAATCCAATAAGTTACTACAATGACGCAACAGACACAAAGGACTGCACCGGCCGTTGCTCCACAGCAGACAGCAACACAAGTCCAGAAAACGCCGGTCAATATGCTTAATGACTTGCTCAACAATAGAGCAATGCGCAAGCAGTTTGACAATGCCCTCGGAGCGGGCGCACCGACATTCATAGCAGGCATATTGGAGTTTTTCAGCAGCGATAGCAAGCTCCAGCTTTGCGACCCTACCCTCGTGATAAAAGAGGCTCTCAAAGCGGCCGTTCTGCGTCTGCCTATCAACAAGGCACTCGGACAGGCTTTTATCATAGCCTACAACAACACCGTGAAAGATGAACACGGCAACAAGCGCAAACAGTATGAGCCTGCTTTCCAGATAGGCTACAAAGGCTTGTATCAGCTGGCAATGCGTACCGGCCAATATCGTATCATTAATGCCGATGTGGTGTATGAGGGCGAACTCAAAAATAAATCCAAACTCACCGGCGAAATCGACTTAGACGGTGAGAAAAAGAGCGAAACTGTTATTGGCTACTTTGCCTATATCGAATTGCTCAACGGCTACCATAAGGCAATCTATATGAGTGTCGAGGACGTGGCAAAACACGCCAAACGCTACTCAAAGGCTCTTATGTATTCCAAAGACGTTACCGTGGAATCACTCATGGAGCTTGCAAAACTCCCCGTTGTGGCCGATAGTGGCTCTCTGGGCTGGCTCGGTAACTTTCACGGTATGGCTATCAAGACCGCGCTAAGAAATCTACTTAGTAAATATGGCTATCTCTCCGTGGAACTACAAGAGGCTTTGGCAAGCGATGAAACCTCTGGCGATACCAAGACAGCCCTATCTGCCGCCAACTCTGCGCCAGCTATCGCACCCGCATCGACCGCACAGGCGATTGATGTTACTACGGTGGATTATGAGGACGTGGAGGCGGCTCCCGCCGATGTTGAGAACGGCCCCGAATTACCAACAGACCCCGACCCCGGTTTTTAATCAGCTCGGAAAATGGAATTGAAAGTATTAGGCAGCTCGTCCTCTGGTAATTGCTATATTCTTGACAATGGCAATGAGGCGTTGATACTTGAGGCTGGTGTGGCTTTTGCGAAAGTCAAAAAGGCTTTGGGCTTTAATATCCGTAAGGTGGCGGGCTGTCTAATCACTCATCAACACAACGACCACGCCAAATATATACGCAATGTGGTGGAATGTGGTATAACCACGCTGGCACTCCCGGAGGTATGGACTGCAAAGCAAATCCAAAGCTCACGCGCCGTTGCTATTCAGCCCTACAAGGGCTACAAGCTGGGCCGTTTCAAGGTGCTGCCTTTTCCTGCCTGCCACGATGTGCCTTGTGTGGGCTATCACATAATCCACCCCGATTGTGGACGGGTGTTATTCCTGACCGATAGCTGCGATTGCTTGCAAATATTTCCAAAGCTCAACCACTTGCTTATTGAGTGCAACTATTCCACGTTTAATTTGCTTGAGGCTGTTAATAAGGGTTATACACTCAAAAGCCAGATTGAGCGACTGCCGAACTCTCACATGGAGCTTGACACTTGCAAGCGAGTTATCCGCGAACACGACCTTACCGATGTGCAAGAGATTGTTTTGCTCCACCTCTCGGCTCACAATAGCGACCGTGAGCATTTCATAAGCGAGATAGAGCGACATACGGGCAGGGTTGTTTATGCCGCCAGTCCGGGTTTAACCATTGACATTACCAAGTATTGATATGGCAAAGGTGATGGTTGAGAAGATTAACGGGTTATTCAATCTACGGCCGCTATATGAGTGGTTTGCGCAAGTTTGCGATGGATTGTATCTCATTGAGGTTA